ATACACCTGCAAAGGCCATGCCAGGCTCGTAATACATAGCGAGGATCTTAAAGCCCAGTTCTTCCAGCTTGGCGTATGCTGTAGTAGGAGGAGCCCAGGCACTTTCGAAGCTCAGGATCAAACCACCGTCGATGTCATTGATGTAGCCATCACCACCGCCCACATCCCACTTGGTACCCCATTCGTTGACACAGAAGTCATACCAGTTGCCGTAACCGTGGACTTCTAGGTTACGATTGGTATCCTCTATCAACTTGGCCTGCTCTACAGGATCACCTACACTACCTGCTACAATTTGTAGACTCTCTGGCACTGGGATAAACTCTGCTAGGAACCTACCGTCTGCAAACGCAGCCTTGGCTCGGGCGATCATTGCTGGGTCTTCGTGTTCCAGCGTCAATGTGTTGTTGCACCAATTAGGCATCTTAGATCTCCATTTCGTATTCGTAGAACTTAACAGCAGGGTCAAGCTTCTTCAGTTGCTTGGCCGCAGTCATCAACTCCTTATATCTCCGATTGACCTCTGCGCGAGGAAGTTCCCCATCGCAGGTCAAGTTCTCAGGGCTAAGGGCCGAGTCAATCATGTCTGCGACACGCTGACGACCACGGGCTGTTTGAATCTCGTATTGCTCGCCTTTGAAGAATGAATTCCAGTGATTCTTCTGCTCGATAAACTTTGCTAGTGCTTGCATAGTTGCTCCTTAGTTGCTGTGTGTAAGTATGTATTATAACATGGTTTTACCAACCTGTCAACCCCTTATGGACAGTTAGAAAAGAATTAAAGGAACTCCGGACTAGGCGCTAGCACCGTCTGCTAGATCGTCTGCCTTCATCATTACTGCCTACATACTCCGTCGCTTCTCCAGTCATTGCTGACCTATTTCATATACTTAGATTGAGCGTGGGCGGCCCCACAGTCCTCGCCTTAAGTACCTAACGGTGTAGGTAACCTTTAACTCTTTTCTAACTGTCCATGTGCTTATTATAGCAAAGTTTTACCAGTCTGTCAACCCCACGCTTTGTATAACCCTACTACGCATAAGGTTATTGCCACGCCGTTGATAATCATCTGTTGTTTATTTGCCACACGGTAGGCCCACGCAAAGAAACAGACTGCTCCCCCTAGTCCCGTTACAATAGTGTAGACGCGGAACTCTGGAAAGAAATTCATTAATGCGTACATCACTAAGATGAATGCAGTCCCTACCCACTGTAGTACTTCGTCGATGTGTCTATAGCTCATACATTACAACCTTCAGCATCAAGTTCCCAGCTGATGTCCTGGAACTTCTTATAAAGTCTATAGACATCCCGTTTGGCCTCTACCAACGCTTCAGCAATGAGGTCCTCGGCAGTCCCGTCAGTAAGGACTTCGCGGGCGTCTTTGTATAAGCATCCGCCCAGGAACTGTGAGCTGAGTTCGATGTTCTCAACCATAACTCGGACACGGAGCATGAACCAATCAAGGTTCCCGCACTCGATGTCGCTATACATCTCTTTGAGGTCGAAACAGGAGTCATCGAAACAGTCTTTTGGGTCCAGGTCTTCATAGCTCTTGTCCACAATGATGTCAAAGCCGTTGCGCTCGTATACAGCCAGTTCGTCGTAGTATCTAGTCATTATGCGTACTCCTCGTCTTCTACCAGTGTCAACATGTTAGCAGGAACTCTCCACAACCCAGCGATTGTACGTACCGTGACATACTTGATAGCGATCTTCATCACCACGCCTGTAACGTTGCGGCCCATTTTGGCACTGTCGAAGCTAACGTTGTCGCCTATCTGCAGACTGCGGATAGTGTGTCGAGTCAGCTTGCTTCGAGCATACTTGACTGAGTCAATGATCGAGCTCAACTGATCGTTGGTGAAGTTGCCCTGCAGGATCTCTGCTGTTACTGTTTGAATGCTCATGCCAGCTCCTTAGTGTTAGTGTGTAAATTGATTATACTGCCTTTTTCCCAGTCTGTCAACGTAAATCGCATGGGAGGATGCAATCGTTGTAATTCTGCAACCTTCTTGCGGGCACGAGCCAAACTCAACTCGTCCGTCCAATAGTGGCCCGTGTATAGCTTGTCGCCATAGAACATCTGGCATTCCCATTTGATCATTACATGCTCCAATAGAGTTCGCTTGAAGGGTCACAGCTTCTAGGTGTGTCGTGTGCTATCTGCACATCTTTACCAGTCATCAAGTTCTTCACAGTCTTCATTGTAGGGAAGTACTCACAGCGGTAACCTTGTGACGCAGGCCATGTATCGTGTTGCAACTCGCGTACATCACGTGCCATCTGCTCAGCAGAGTCTCTGTCTGGCCATACAGTAGTTGACAACAGACGCTCACCGCTTTTGGTGCGCTTGTCTGCTTTGTATATATACAGTGTGTAGTCTTGTCTCATCTTGTGCTCCTTAGTATGTGTGTATTATAACATGGTTTTACCACAGTGTCAACCAATGCCCGTTCAATCTCCACGGACATCAGTATTCAACGCAGGCTTGATCATGCGACGAAGCTCAACTTCTCTCTTGTGAGCGGCACCTTTGCCACGTATGACCTCATGCACGTAGACTTCTATCTCTGACTTGTCAGCCAGCTTACGAAGCTCTGCACACAAGAGCCAGTTCTTGGTCTCTGTCTTTGCACGATAAAAGTGTTTGGCCGCACGTGATAAAACGCTCTTGTTCACAGTAGACTCTGTCTTAGCTGTGACGCCAATGTAGTTCTTGCCATTGACCACCAGCTCATATATGATATGATTGCGGTCTATGCGTCTTTTGCGGGTAGTGTTTTTTGTGTCCATGTCGTAATTATAACATGGTTTTACCAAACTGTCAACCAAAGACCCTACAAACAATCTGTGTATATAAAGCCACACCCCCGGCACTTCAAAATAACCCGCCAAACAGACTGTGTTCTAAATACAACTTGCTCAAAATACAAAAAGACACTATAATACACACATACACTAAAAAGGAGCTCCTATGTTAAGTACTGCATTTAATACACTTGCTAAAGCAAAACTTGTTTATAATAAACAAAAAGAATTATATAAACTAGTTGTCGCATTTAACGTACATACTAAAGTTAAAGAAAATGGGGATATTGTGCATATATTCCCTACACAAGCAAAATGCGCTTATGTTAGCGGAGATATTAATTATGAGGAGTTACAAGCAGAAGTATCTCGCTTAACAGAAGTTGCTAAAAAGCACTGTCGCACAGATAATATAGAATTTGTTTAATTATTAACTTAAAAAGGAAACTAAAATGTCAGATAATACTAAAGATAAACTTACTAGCTTAATGTTGCAAATGCAAGAGATACTAATGGAGGATTATGAAGATAATGCCGACATACAAGATGCATTTAATGCATTAGCTAGTGCTTTTGATTATTACGTAGAATAAAAGAAAATAGGGAGTATTATCTCCCTATTATCAGTATTATATATACGCAGGTGTCGTTATATAATCCCCGCCAACTTATTCCTATTATCCAAGATAATGAGACCTTACCACTAGAAGTAAATGGTTATTGGTTAGGCACAGTAACGGTTAGACTAGGTCACCCCTCATCTGTCCTTGGAGATCTCCCAGACTTCTAGCTCCTGATCTCGTACTACAGCATATATCCTGCATCCTCGGGTTTAAACTCTCTATATATAGTATATAGTACATATAGTGTATATGGTGGGACTCCTGTGATTCGAACACAGCACCAAAGGATTATGAGTCCTCTGCTCTAACCAAATGAGCTAGAGTCCCTATACACAGTATATACTACTCTGCATACAGTAATTATACACTAGAACAGGTTCAAGAGCAAGCTATCAGTGTGGATAAGTGTGGATAAGTGTGGCGTAAATGTGACAGAATCATTGAAAAATTGGTGGATTCTGGCCGGTATTTGGCCCATTTTGGGGCACTTTGACAGCCTTTTCCACGGTTTTTTAGGGTAGAAATCGTGAGGTCATGGTGGGGTTGAGAGGCTATAGTCAAATACTTTCCCACAGTCTCCCAAAGTTCTCCACTGTCCCCCACCAGGCCCCTACAGCGGGGTATTCACGGTTCGGACACTGCTTTCAGCTCACCAACTAGCGTTGTTGAACTGCTGGCAGACGCAGATCCTAGAGACCGTACAGCGGGGTATTCACACTATACACACATTAGATCTACAGTATATATGCTTTGGGCTACAGCGGGGTATTGTTGTATACGTGTTCTATGCTATACTAGTCACATACACACATGTACACACTCATTGTGAGTTTATGTATATATATGATCTAGTCGCTCTTTACAGTAGCATTTGGGCAGTTTCATGTATAACTATATACACTATGAGATTATGTTGCGTACACACTTACTTGGAAGGTGATCAGCTAGATCGTTTTGATCCCATAGCTGTATACACTCACATGCAGACCATTGGTGTTTGTATTCATGTACGGGAAACTGATCTATTCTGGGCTTACTTGTTAGATCCTGACCTGTCTCGACGTCGTGAACAAGACTTATACGAGTAAAGAGAGTTTACTTATAGCTCTTTTCTTCTACTATACTACTGCCCGTTTTAATATTAATATCACGTTTGATCTGTGCTCTGACGTCGTTCTTTAGGTACACTTCTCTACCAGCAGCTATAAACGCACGATCAAAGCGGCCATTGCCTTCGCACTCACGTTTGAAGTTCTCTATGTCCCATAGCGCACGATTTACCGCTTTAAGCGCTTCGCGCTCATTCTGGGTGGGAGTTTTAATTAGCAGGTTGGATAAAATCTTGTTGAGTTCATCTAACTCGTAGCGGATGTTCTCTAGTTTGGCTTGGTCTTTGATCAACTCTTGTTTGAGCTCAAGAATAGTGATCTTATCAATGAGTTCGCCGAGGCTTATGGGTGCTAGTATTCTCATGTTATCCTGCTCCGAATATACGGGCTTGGGGTTTGAGTTCTGGATTGTGCAGATAACTCCAGTTGCCCAATAAGGTTGCTGACAGTTGTATATGATGCTGGGGGATGAAGTAGCGTTCCGGACCCTGTATATCCAATCCATCTACTAGGTTAGCGAATACACTGTCAGTCATTATAACCACTTCTGCACCCTCTATGATCTTGATCCAATCAAAGATGCGGCCCTGATTTGATATGGGTATGGTCATCCAACCCTCGGGTATGATTGCGGGGTCGTAGGTCACAGTCTGCTCACTTGAGCTTAAATGGGTGACCACATAGGGTGGGCTGTTCTCACCGATGAGTTGATCATATAAAGCTGATTCTCTCCCTGAGTCACGGGTGATACACTCTGGTAAACGTAGCTTGTCTTTGAAAGGCACACCTGCACGTATGTACTTGTACTGATCAAAGGCCGTGTGTTGGAACCAGGGCTCTTGGACAAGATGTGGGTGACCTGTTAGTGCTTGATACAGGCAAATGATCTCGTCACAGCCAAAGTTCTTGAGACGCTCTCGGGGGGTGTCGTAGAAGAACGGTCCCGGATCGGGTTTGATGGGTATCCACTTGACCCAGGGGGCCTGTGCTGTGAGTTGTTCTACCCAAGCATCAACCACGGGCCAGTGTACGTGATACCCTTGTTCATGGTAGTGCAGGGCTATGGGCAGAGCTATGATGATGTCACCCAGTCCGCGAGTTTGTATGATTCCAAGTTTCTTAGACAATTTAACTGTTCCTTCTCGATAAACTATTATATACGTATTTAATTGTTTGAACAAGCTCTGAAATAAAACCAGTGCTAAATAGTTGAATATGTCATATATCTCCACAACCACCGGATTTACAATTACCAACTATGCCTATAACTACATCCAAAATATCACTACATCGATACTTGGTTTGGGTCCGCAGGGATGGGGCATTGGTAGTCAAAACTCCAGCCAGGTCACTACGCAGAATAGGATAAGAGTCAGTCAATGGGAAAATTTAATCACTGACATAAACTTCATTCAACGGCATATTACCAATGCCACAACCAGTTCTGTGGCACCGACAACTACGTCGACTATTGGGGTCGGTCTTCCCAATGCTTTGGGTCCGAACATGTACTATCTTTCCAACGATCTAAGACGTTATGTTTGCCACCCTAATCAATTTTACGGGTATCCCGGTGAGACCGTGAATACCCTAAATGGAACCAGTACTCGAACCACTGTATGGGGCAGGGAAATAAGCCAACAGGTTCGAGTTGATTGGCCCACTAATTTGTTTGCACGTTATTTCTTTAACTCGGGCAGTGTACTAACTTGGAGGCCCACATATACCAGTGTGGCCATCCCCAACGATAGAGATGAGGAATGGGCTGACTTTATAGATCACCTAAAAGCCCAACCAGCATATGAATATACCAGAACTGACTTTCTAAGTACCTCTACTACCTCTACAACCTACAACAGTGGTACGTTGTCTATTACTATAATTGCAACTCGAGATCTAGACCTTAATTCAGCCAAAAGAGTAGACCTTACTGCTACATTCCTCAACGAAGATCTAGGATACATCCTTGTTGATCCGATACAGGGCTACTGGAACTACGGCCCTTGGGAAACTCCTTAAAACCAATTAAATACTACAAATGGCCACTCCAGTAACCTTTACCCTTTACAATAACAGCAGTACCTCTGCGGTTGTTAATGATTTTACATTTAACACAGCGCCCAACATCCTGCATCGTTCTACTTTGACTAACTTTGGGGTAGGGGGCGTGTTCACTGGTACCTCGGTGGCATCGGGGGTGTCAATACCCCCAGCAGGCTCGCTGTCATTTACCCAGTATTATTCTACCCAAACAGGCCTGGCCCTGCCCTATGCAGATTACATCAGTACAGTAGTGATAAACTCCACACTCAGTGGAGCCCCTGTAAACAACACCGTGACCAATTATGTAACGTTTTCAGCAACCGCATTACCCCCTCCTTGGACTAGACCCCCTATTGAAGGAACTGGGGGTGGCGGCAGCGCTGGTGGTGGTGGCGGTGGCTGGGATATTATACCAATATTGCTGATTATTGCCGGCATCGGAGAATGCTTTACAGCAGGTACCCAGGTCCTTATGGCAGATGGTACTAGTAAAAACATCGAAGATGTGGTCATAGGGGATCGGGTCTATAATCATGATCGCAGTCAGGTTAACACAGTGAAGTTTTTAGAACATGCATTGGACACCATGTGGTTAGGGCTGTATACCCCCAGTCCAGAGTTTGAACCCTTTGTTACGATCAACCACCCTTTGTATATAAACGGAGAGTTGGCCGCGGTTGACCCTGAGCATCACTACGAATTGTACCCCTGGTTAGGTCAGGCTGCTAAATTAACTCCAAGTAAGGTAATACCTGCCCAGGGGCAATCAGTTTATAATCTGTGGGTAGATGGTGATCATACCTATATTGTCAATGGATATGGTACACCTAGCATCATCGACGATGGAGCCATACTTCGTCAGGCTGTTGAATATGAATATATAACCACTGCCCAAAGTCTGCAAATGTTATATGACCATTCTAACAATGGTAGAGCCCTACGTGTGGGCAGCTATCATGTTAATCAATTTTTAGGTTGGTTAGACTTTAAACCATTAACTAAAGTAATTGCAAAATCACTATCCGGCCCAAGTACAGTGCTCAAGAAAAGCCTACATACAGCAATGCGAGCAGTCGGCGTAGTGGCAAATTTAATCTATAAAACAAGGAATTAAAATGTTTAATATAACTCCAGAGGAAGTTGCAGAAAGAATCAACGGTTTATCTTTTGAAGAAAAGATGATCTTAGTTTCTGGAATATCTCTCCAATCTGCTCAAATACTGCATCGTATGTTTCCGGAAAATGCCTTTATTGAATGGTTTGTAAAAATAAAACAACAAACTAATTAAAATTATGGCAACATCACAGGTAGTTAGTTTATCAGTAGGCAGTGAGTTTGGTTTTAAAAGACCGGCATTTGCCCCAGTGCCGATTATGGAAACTATTAAGACGTTTAATACATCAACAACTGTTCCTGGGTCGCTGGCAAATACATCGTCTCGAGTGATAGTGTTGAGTTCATTAGTTCCTTTTGAATTCTCAATAGGTAATACATCTACTCAACAGGCCCTTGCTGATAGTGCGTTTGATGCAAATACATTCAATACTAAGTTAAAATCCTGGACTGCACCGTATAAACAAACTCTTACCATTTACAACGTGGGCAATGCCACTGTTACAATGTTTCCGCGTTCTCCGTACAGACCTGTGTTTTCCTTGCCACTACCGTTTCTTGGACAGCCCGGAACGTACCCAGTGATACATTCTATAAATGGACAAGACGTAACTACTTCTACATTTGATATACCTGCAGCCGGAATAAGCAGTCTCGAAATAGCCTACTATGGTACAGATGTAGGAGAATTTACCAGTTCTTTTAATATTGAATCTACCGCTGGTATTAATACAATTACAGTATATACTAGTCAAATTGTACTACCTGCTACTTTTGAAATTGAAGCTTCTTCGTACACTACTACATTTGTAACCAAAGTATTAGGGTTAACTTCTTCAACATCAATAGAGTTAATTCCAGTTAGAAACGGAATTAAAGACTATGACACTGTTTTAGACTTTACTGTATCCTTGACAGAAAGTCCAGGATGGAGTTTTACTACCGGAACTAATTCAGTTAATCTATTTTGGGATCCTGATTATGTTAATAATATTTCTACAACAACTCCATATACGTCTGTATTATCAATTTCGGTCCCCGGCACAGAAATAACAACTGTTACAAATTCTGCGTTAGTTGATATTACAGGTGTGTATAAAAATCTATCAACCTGGCTAAGTCCAATAGCCGGTAATAACAGTATGATCGGTGTCAGTCTTGACATGTTTGACGGCGTTGAGACTTTAACAATTGGCGTAGGTGCCGGTGGTGACGGTACCCCAATATATGCCAATGGCGGTAGTGTGTTCGCTGTGTTGAACAATTTAAACTTTAGAGCCGCAAGCATTGATACTCCTTATCCATACTGGGCCACTGTTTGTAATATTCCTTTGACAGGACCCGGCACATATTTAAGCGGAGCACTTCGCGACGATGGGTTACCGTTGTACATTAGGAAAACTACACCTGGTTTAAATTACGCTGACTATTTTGGCTTTGATCAAAGTGAAGGGTCTATTTTTATTGTTGACTACGATGGTTACGATGCAATAACCATTAGAATAAACAATTTACGGGATTTGTCTGGTAATCCAGATTTTGACGGAACCCTACAGAATCTAACCAGAGCGTTCCATTATTATAGTGAAAAAGATAGTCCAGGCAGATACAATAATCTACCGCAGTATCCATTTCCGTCCCAAGGTGTAGCTGTATTGTCTACAGCAACAACTCCATTACCTCTAGGCGAAACAAGAACATATTTGTTTAGAGGATTTACTGCCAATCATTCAACTGCTACGTCAACGTGGTCAGTTGATGTTGGATTAGTTCCATTCCCAACCTGATATTTTTAGTAGTTTTATCTACTAAGATAATTAGTAGTAATGCTAGAAAATATCTATCAAATTTCTCACAAAGAATCTCTTACCATTGAATGGCAAGGGCATGACCTTCACTACGATCTACAGCTCTATGAATTAGGACAAGGTCATGTTGAGTTTTTTGTAATTAATCCAAACAACAACATTCCAGAGAAATGGCAACATGAATTACAACATTATGTAGATGAACTTCCTAATACAAGAAAGTGTATAGTCATTACCCACGAAGGGGAATGGATTGTTAAGATATTTAAGGATGGTTGGTATCCGTATCACGGCTACGAGTCTATTGACATAGTTAAGACTAAATTAGTTTGGACAAAGAATCCAGATATTGATAAACTTATAACCTATGAGGACGACCCATTTGGTACATTTGATCCTAACAAGTGGGATAGGAATTATAAGTTAGTATGGTACATAGATCCGAGATTCAATCCCTTAGATGATAAAGTTTGGGCATTTAGTTGTCAGCCCATGGGCAAGGAAGTATCAGGTACTAAAGACATGGGATATGTTGCCCCCGATGTGTTTGTTGAATTTAATGAACACCTACCAGACCTAGGAGTAGATGTCAATGATTGTTGCCCTCCATTTTATGATCTAGCACACGAGTGTGCCTATGAGTTAGATCCTATACATCAAACCAACGACGAGAGATTATGGGTTATAAAATTTACGCCGTTGTGGCGTAAACCCAAAGAATGGAAATGGTTAGGAACTATCACTCCCGAGTTTACTGTAAAATATAATCCTGAACTACCAAAGTTAGACTACGATTTAGATTACACAATGCCATGGCATGACTTTACCTACGAGCATATTTGGATGTTAGATAGAAAACATTTAAGAAATGACGAGGATGGTATTTGGGCGTTCACCATTCAGGTAACAGAAGAATTAGAAGGCAGTAAAATTGTAGACTACATTAGTCCAAATGTAGACATTGCCTACAATCCTAACTTACCTAAATTAAAATACGATGAAGAGTATATTGTACCATGGCATGACTTTGCCTATGAACATGTTTGGTATTTAGATTCTACTTCTAAAGAAAAAGTTTGGACTGTTAAAGCAAAGTTTTGCAACAAACCTATCGGTGAGAAAACAGTTGGGTTAGTAACTCCATTGTTTGCAGATCAATTAGATGTCATCTTTATTTCCTATAAAGAACCCAATGCTGATGATAATTGGAATCGTGTACTAGAGAAAGCACCTTGGGCAAAACGGATACACGGTGTTGACGGGATCTTTAACGCACATAAGGCCGCAGCCAAATTGTCAACTTCTGATATGTTCTTTGTTGTTGACGGAGACGCATGGCTAGTGGACGATTGGGAATTTGATTTTCAGCCAGGCATATTTGACAGAGACTGTGCCTATGTATGGTGCAGCCAAAATCCAGTAAATAATTTGACTTATCATAACGGAGGTGTTAAACTGTTTAATAAGAGTATCCTAATGAAGAAGAAGAAATGGACCACTCTTGATATGTTTACGGGCATAATGCCTAATATAAGTGCAGAAGATAGAATTAGTTGTATTACTTCATTTAATGTAGATGAATTCTCAACCTGGCGTAGTGCTTTTAGAGAATGCGTTAAACTATATAAGAACAATCAAATGGGCAAACTCAACGAATGGCTGAGTTCGGACCCTAAAAAGAAATTTGGTAGTTATGCAGCCTTAGGTGCAACCCACGCCTGCGACTTTGCTAACAAATTTGTAAATGATCACAATGCATTATTAAAGATCAATGACTATAATTGGTTAAGAGAATACTTTAATAAAATGACAGACTAGGAAAACAGTATATGAAAGAAATATTTGGAGTGGTTCCAGCTGAGGTTGCGTATGAAATAAGAGAGGCATTTCTTTCTGCAGACTACGATACCGTTATGCAGGAGAGAAAAACTTATTATCAGAGAGACTTTAATGTAGTGTCATCAACCTTGCCAGAGAACGATGAGGTATATCTATCTAATTTTAAAAGATCAGGATTCTTAGAAAATTCTAATCTAATTAAAGACTGCGTTAACTCTTATATAATCCCTGCAATTGAAAAAGAAGTATCTAAAAAAATTGTGCATAAAGAATTACGCTGTTATTACATGAATGAAGGTGGACATTTTAGAATTCACAAAGATGATTACATATCTGATTGGGGATTTGTTTGGTACCTCAACAGTAATTGGAAATGGGATTGGGGCGGCCTTTTACTGTCCGTACATGAAGACCAAACAGCTTCTGTATCTTTACCTCAATTTAATAAACTTGTAATAATGAATCACGGATCAAAACAGTTACCTCACTGTGTTACTCCTGTGAACCCTTTTGCAAAAGAGCCGCGCATCATGCTAGTTGGCTTCTTAAAAACCGAATAACATATTATGTCAGAATCAGATCACGAAAAAATTAAAAAGGTTATTGCCATTGTAAACAAAACAAGTCCAACGTTTTGTTTAGCTAAATGGCATCATGTTACCTTATATCTACAAACAGGAGAAACTCACAGTTGTTATCATCCTGCTCCACATAAAATTGATCTAGCTGAGATTAAAAAGAATCCTAGTGCTCTGCATAACACTTCCATAAAGAAGCAAGAGCGCAAAGAAATGCTAGAAGGCGTACAGACCAAAGGATGCCAATACTGTTGGAACATTGAGAACATGGGTCCTGATTACATCAGTGATAGACATATCAAAACTGCTAGTATCTTTACAGAGAAACGTTATAAGCAAGTTATAGATAATCCCTGGGACAAAAATGTAAACCCGGAATATATTGAAGTTAGTTTTGGCAACGAGTGTAACTTTAAATGCGGATATTGTCATCCAAAAGCCAGTAGTCGTTTCTATAATGAAATCAAACAATACGGCCCAGTAACGTCAGTTAAGAATCATCGTTGCGATATTGATTGGATGGATCTGTACGAACGTGAAGAAAAGAATCCTTATGTAGATGCGTGGTGGCAATGGTGGCCGACAGTGCGTAAGACATTAACCATTCTACGTATTACAGGAGGAGAACCGTTGATGCACACAAGTACATGGAAGCTGTTGGCTAGTCTTAAAGAAGATCCAATGCCTAAACTTGAATTAAACATTAATAGTAACCTAGGAGTAAAGCCCGCCCTAGTTGATAAAATGGTTGAGTATGTTAATCATCTAACAGATAACAAAGGCATCAACAGGTTTAAGTTATATACTAGCATTGACACTTGGGGTCCCCGTGCTGAATATATTCGAACAGGATTGGATTTAAAAATTTGGGAACGCAACTTAGATGCTTATCTAAAAGGTACCGGCCAACCGATTAGCTTTATGATTACATTCAATATCTTATCTGTAACAACATTTAAGAGCTTGCTAGAGAAGATACTAGAATGGCGAAGTATCTATAATCGATATAATAAAACAGACCAACCGCAGATGGTTAGATTTGATACTCCGTACTTGAAAGAGCCTTTGCAGTACGATATGAACATTCTTCCTAAAAAAGAGTTTATGAAGTATATGAAGGATAGTCTTAAGTTTATGGAAAAGAACGTAAGCGATAAAGATCCAACTAAGTTTTCAGAAGTTGAGTTTGAAAAGTTTAGACGAGTAGTTGATTATATGGGAGCGACTGAATATGATCAAAATAAAATCGATGAAGGGCAGCGTGATTTTTACAACTGGTTCAATGAACTAGACACACGACGCGGAACCAATTTTGTCGCAACCTTTCCAGAGATGGAAAAGTTTTTTAAAAAGTGTAGCAAATTATAATGAACAGTAAAGAATTCCTATTAAACAAAAGCAAAGTATTTTGTATGTCTCCGTGGATCCATGTACACACAAGTCCAACTGGAACTGCATCCGCATGTTGTATTGCTAAAACAACTATTGGCAACTCAAACTCACAAAATCTAGAGGAGTTGATCAATTCTCCAAACATGAAACAGTTGCGTTTAGATATGCTAAATGAAAGAGTTAATCCTGCCTGCGTAGCCTGTCACTCACACGAAGCAAGTGGAGTTAGATCTAGCCGCTTTCAATACGCTGATAGAT